TATGCGGTGGGTTGCAAGGTTGGAGAACTCTCGATGACCATGAGCATCAGAAAGGATGGTTGGGATACCAGCAGAGATTGCTTGTAATGGCATCAATCCAAACCCTTCGCCACGGGACACTGAGATAAATCCGTGCATCGTACAAATCAGGTCACGTTCCTCTTCTACAGTCAGCCATTCACGATGGACTATCACGTTCGGGTATTCCAAGTCTTTAGGTGCAAACAGATGCGGCGGCACAATCTTGATATGTAACTCTGCATCAGATAACTGCAACTTGTTAAACACTTCCAATACAACATCCATACCTTTGCGATACCACTCTGAACCGCCACACATGATACGGAACTTGCCATCAGGTTTATCCTGTGACGGACACCACATGGTGCGGTCAACACCCAACGGAATCATATGCACATCATCATGGAATTGTGAGAACAGTTCCCAGTTATGCAACGAAGGGACAATCACCTTACTGAAGTTTTGTAGATATTCAGAGAACTCTGGTGGCAGCCAGTTTGTTTCCCACATAGTCAACAGATGCGGTACCTGCGTGCGCTGCCAGCCTTTAATCAGGTTCGGTCTTAAAGCAAATAACACATGTTCGGCATCTTCTGCAAGTGTTACCTTTTCCGATAACGCATTGCGTAACCCGACAACCATTTTGCCGTAACCCACTTTTTCGATGTTGACACCAACAAGATTTAAATAGTTGGAAGAATCCCTGTTTCCACTTGCCATCCTTCTTGTGCTCTTTTCTCTACCTCGGCAGCACCGTCAATCTTCTTCGGTTGTAAACCATCCTTGCGAAGACGTTTGTATGCTGGCATATCTTTGTTCCAACCACGTTCGGTTGTATTGATTTCTGCCACCCTAGTCCCGCGAGTGGTAGTGGTGTTGACACCCATGCGTACCCCTGCAACACGGCAACCAAAGCATCCCTCTACGTCGAGGCTCGGATGTGTTTCTTGATGTTTCACGAAATGTATGCCCCGTATCCTGCTGCGGTTAATGATGCTGCTTCGGCGTCAGTTATTGTAATGTCATGTCCACCGTAATAGGTTTTGGATACAACATCAAATGTTGAAGGCTGGTTATCTGTGTATGACCCATCTGTTAAAAGATAGATGTTGCGACCTCTGGCAGATGCTTTGATGTGTCCACCTAAACGGTTGGCAATGCGTTCCTCTTTGGAAAGTTGTCCTTGGTTATAAACACTGGAGATGATTACTGGTACAACAAAGTTGTCGGTTGGTGGTTTAAATGTTGCCATCAGGTTATGCTCGCTCCGTATCCCGCTGCTGTAAGTTCTGCTATTTCGGTATCATCTAAGAAGTTATCATGTCCACCGTAGTACACCTTGACTATGCGTTCAGGCATCCGTGGGTCAGTTGTTTGGTATGTGCCATCGGTAAGTTTAAACAGGTTGTATTGGCGTATACCTTGTGGCATGAAAGAGAACAGTCGGTCGGCGTTGGATTCTCCGAGGCGTTCAGCAAACGCATAGGTGCTGGTTGTTGGCACACGGAAGATGTGGGATTTCATCCATATAGCAAATGTATCTACTGACTGCCCTGTACCTGTGGCTGTTCTAACAGAAACTCTCGCACCAACCATAGTCGATGTCCCCGATGCTGAACCAGACGCTGTACGGATAGCCGTGATGTAGGCAATACCTGATGACGTTCCTGTGCCTGCGCCCGTGCTAGTTCTAATAACAACATGGAGTGTGATGTTACTAGAGGTTCCTTGTCCCGATGCTGTTGCTGTACGAAGTTTGGTTATGACTCTCGTAACAGCAGATGAGCCCGTGCCTGCCGATGCTGTGCCAACACGAATAACTGTGAGCAATTTGACAGCAGTACTTGTCCCTGCGCCCGACCCTGTAGCGGTGCGTACACGGCTAACAACTTGAACAACGCTACTGGTTCCTGTGCCTGAGCCTGTGGCGGTGCGTGGAGCAACATGCAGTCCGATAGCAACACTGTCTGCGGTGGCATTACCTGAACCTGATGCGGTGCGAGGACTTACGTGAACACCCGTAGCCGAAGATGTGCCTGCGCCTAAACCCGTAGCGGTGCGTGGAGCAACATGCAAACCCGTAGTGGTAGATGAACCAGTACCACTGCCTGTGGCGGTACGAATACCAATAACAATCCGTGTAGCAGTACCCGACCCTAATCCACTACCAGACGCACTACGAATCCGTGTGACGAGATGAACCGAAGAAGATGACCCAATACCGCTACCTGTGGCTGTAGACGACTTAAATTTGAAACCTGATGCGCTACCCGTACCTGTGCCACTACCTGTAGCCGTGCGTGTGGCATTAACATACCCATACCTATAGAACGGGTGAGTGTTCTTAAACGGTTCAACGAACCCCGTAACCGACGTAATAGCCACTAGGGGCTACCTACCTAGTCGAGCGACAGAGTAAGCGAAGTGATTTGAAAAGTGTCACCAGCAGTCACAGCAGCAGAAGTAGACAAAGCACCAGACCACAACGGATTACCAGCAGTAGAGGCATCCCATAAAGACCAATACGAATATGTTTCAGTAGATGAAACAGAAGTCCACGAAATAGTTGCTGAAGTAGCAATAGCACCAGAAGCAGCAGCAGACCAAGCAGCAGACTGACGACTTGTATTCGCTGCAGCGTTTGCAGTGCAATCCTCACCAGGGTCACCAATATGCAACTTCACATAAGTGGTGGTTGGCATAGTCCACGCAGTCTTACCCGTCGTGTGCTCCAAAATCTTTAATTCTGCATAGTTCGAAATAGACATATAAACCTTTCGTTCAACATACTATACCAAAAGCAAAAGCCCCCCGCCGAAGCAGGGGGCTAAAGCCACATCTATCTAATTAGACGTTAGTTGCAATTGAGGAAGAAGACTCAATGCGACGGAGGCTTGCCTCACGGAAGCGACCGTAGCCACCAAGCCAATACCAACCCAATGGCTGCAAACGCATGAGAAGGTCGGTCACGTTACCGCGAACAATCTTCGGCACGCTGCCGTTACCATCTTGTGCTGAGTATGCCTTGGCAAGAGCCTGACGACCCATGATGTAAGTGTCATAAACATCGACTGCACCAGTTGTGCTGGTACCGTTCGAAGCGTCAACACGAACCTTTGCGCGTGGTGTCTCAATGAAACGTACCGACTCAAACAAGCCGATTTCTCCATTGTAGATACCCGATGGGTCAACGTAGTTCGCTGGCGTACGCCATGCTGCTGCGTCTGTTGCCGAACGGAAGTCGTACGAAACGTCTGGGTGAATGAAACCCATGTATGAACCGTTGAAGGTTGCTACGTTTGCGCCACGCAACTGGGCAACAACCTTGCGGATGTTACTTGCTGCGAGGATGTCTTCTGCTTGAATCGTTACACGACTCGTTGGCAATGTTGAGCCACCAGCACCGTACGAAACGTTTGTTCCGCCCGATAGAACTTCACGGACAACTTGGTCAATTGAATCGCCTGCGTTGTATCCGATGATGTTTGCTGCTGCTGAGTCAACATCCAAGAACGCTGTTCCGCGCAACTTGGCTGTGGTGACAACTGCGTTACCGTATTCGTTAAGAGTTACGGTTACTTGGCTGTCTGACATTGCTGTAGGGGTGACGTCGGTCACTTCGTTCAGTGTTGACGTTGCTGCTGCAATGTCGCTGAAAATTGTGAACGTGACGCCAGTTCCTGGCATTGCCTGCTGTACTGGTTGTACGTCTGCTGCCTGGTCGAACAAGAGTTCTGAACGCAACGCAAAATATGCGAGACGGTCAAATGCTACCTGGTCAACAGACAGAGACGAGAGTTGGGTTTCGCCTGCCATGATTATTTTTCCTTTGTGTAGAAGTTGTTACGAATTTTGTAGTGCTATTCGTGCTTCTGCCAAGATTGAATCTACCTCTTGAGGGCTTCGTGCGTCGTTAAGCCTTCGAGTCCAGTCAACAGGTGGTTGCGTTGTTTGGGTTCCTGCCGCAATTTTTGCGGTTCGTTGCCAAGCGTTTGCTTCTTCTCTGCTAGGGGTGGAATCTGGGGGACTAATCAGTTGCGCCTCAACAGCGGCATCCCTAATGGCTTCTGGGGAAAGTTCTCCGTCGTAGCCTTTAACAAAGTACTTTGACGCTGGTGCAGTGAGGTCGATGCCTGCTTTCACGAACGCTAGTTCTCTTTTTGCTACTTCAGATTCCGCTACCAACTTGCGTAGGTCGGCGGTTTCTTTCTCCAATTGTTTCATCCTTGCCCTAACAGGGTTTTGGTTTGATTCCATTTGGTCGTCGTTG